GGTAAGAAATTCGTGATCGTCCATGCCGATACGGGTGTTGGTAAAACACATTTGGCAAAGACGCTTGGCAATGTATCCAAAGATGTTCCTGCCGAATTTGAAAGGATCGTCAGAAATTACAGCATCTTTGGGGAGGATGGAGCGGGATTGGTTTCAGATTTTGAACCTTTTGGCTGTTATGCCCTGACAATTACCAAATCCCTCCAAGACCAATATCAGATGACCTTCGATGATACGGGACTGTTAAAAGGCAAGAGCAATTACCAATGCGATGTGGATGACACACTATCGGTCGATGTCGCTCCCTGCATCTACGTGGCAAACCAGAAGACCGAATGCTGGAAAGCAAATCGCTGCCCTTATTACAATTCCCGTAATGACATGCTGACTTCCAAATTTGCAGCCCTGAATTACAGCATGTTTTTTTCCTTACCAAACCATCTCAAGAAGAGACAAGTGATGGTGTGTGACGAGGGATCGGAATTGGAAGAGCAATTGGTGAGTCAATTCACATGTGAGGTTGATATCCCATTCCTGATGAAAACCCAGACTTTGGTGACACCGTTCCCCAACGATGACAAGAATAAGCCCAAGGTTCTCTCATGGATAAATTCCCTGATGGAAAAAGTCGAAACGTCTTGTGAGGATTACAAGGAATGGTTCTCTTCCAATACAGCCAAGAAAGACATCATCACGTTCAATAAAAAGAAACAGGAATATACCAAACTTCAGAATCTTTTCAATTCTTTGGGATTACTCTCTGAATCATTCTATGACAGTGATTATATAATTGAGCGGGTGGAATATGGTATCCGGTTCATTCCCCTGAAAGTGGATGTCCTGTCCAAGCACCTTTTCTCCCATGCGGAGAAGGTGGTAATCATGTCCGCAACGATCATTGATCCCGATGCATATTGCAAATCTCTGGGAATCAAGGATTATGAATACCTTCATATTGGAACTGATTTCAATCCTGAGAAATCTCCAATTCATATTATGGCTAAACAAAAGTTGAATTTTCAAAATTTGAAATCCATGCTTCCAACTCTGGTGAAACAGATCAAGGGGATTCTTGAACACCATGGGGATGAAAAAGGTATCATACACACTCATACCCAATACTTGACGGATTATATTCGAGATAATGTAAAATCAGATCGTTTACTTTGTCGGGAACCGGGGGTGAATAATGAGCAGCTTTTGGAAATGCATGAGGAGTCGGAGGAACCCACTGTTCTGGTGTCTCCCTCCATGACCTATGGTGTTGACCTGAAAGGCGATCTGGCGCGGTTCCAGATCATCCTGAAGGCACCTTGGCTACCAACCAAGGATGTGCGGGTGGAGAAGCTGATGAAGCTTGATAAGGATTGGTATGGAAATCAGATGTTGAAGACACTGGTGCAAGCTTGTGGTCGCGGCGTTAGATCAAAAGATGATTATTGCGAAACATACATACTTGACGGGAGCATTTTTGATGCTATAAACAGGAACAAGAAGAAGCTGCCGAAGTTCTTTTTAGATAGATTTAATTAAAAAATGAGTAAATTAAAAACAATAATCGACAAATCGTTGGAGAACGTGTTCTGGGTTTCCCATCAGGGGAAATTCCTTGGCTCTTCCGATTACCCCCAAGAATTTGAGCAGAAATATGGGAATATCTCCTATGTGTCTTTGGCAATAGATGACTATCTTTTTGACAAGCAGCAGCTTGAGAGAATCCATGATTTCCTGAGAAAATGGAAATTCGATGTCACACAACAATACAAGATCAACGAATACAACACGGGGTATTATTACTGCGACGATCTGACGCTTATGGTTCGGGCTACATTTGGTATGCCGGAAGATAAGGTTGAGAAAGAGGATGATGAGGGGGAGGTTTTCTCGCCAAATAGTGGAGGGATCACTATTAGCTTTTCACCTCTGATTAAGAATAGAAAAAATATTGAGGAATTTTTGAAAGAATTTGTGGATGGGGAATTTCTGTTTCTCCCCACTTCTGAAAAGAACTTTTATATGATTGCTCAGACTCAGCATGGATTAACTAAGCAGAAAACGAGTTTTGCTGATATTGAAATTAAGGATGATAGATATGATCTATATTATGGAGAAGCGTTTCCAAAAGATAAAATTATGAGCTTTGTTAAGGATAAACATCCAGAAAGTTTGCTACTTTTTCATGGGGTGCCGGGGTCTGGAAAATCTAACCTGATTAAAAATCTCATCACCGAATGTGAAGATGATGTGATCTATATTCCACCCTCCATGGTATCGGTGATCTCCCAACCATCTTTCATATCATTCATGTTAGATAATCGCGGATGCATATTATTAATCGAAGATGCGGAAGAAATATTATCAGTTGATAGGAATTCGGGAACACAAAATATTTTGGGTATGACCGATGGTTTCCTCCGCGACTGTATGGGTATGCGTATCATTTGCACATTCAATTGCGATTTGAAAAAAGTTGATCCAGCCTTATTGCGTAAGGGTAGGCTCTACCTAGAATACCGTTTCGGAGAGCTTTCCATTAAAGATGGTCAGAGATTAGCTGATCATTGTAATCTTGATATTACAATTGACAAGGAAATGACACTGGCTGATATTTTCAATTATCATAAAGAAAACACTTCTACGAAGTCGTTTGAGGATCGTCCAATGGGGTTTGGGAATTTTTAATTTTGTTTCCGCCTATGGCATTTTTATTTCCCATCAAACTTTGAGAAATTCTTTTTCTTCGTTCTTCTGGAACTGGGTTACCATAGCTTGGATTATTTTCACCGCTCAATTTTAGAGATAATTTTAATCTTTCGTTGGGGTCTTCGTATCGTTTTCTCATTATTTCAGCAGTTTTTCTTTTTCCTTCTTCGGAATTAGCTCGGATTTTTTGTGATCTTCTCATATTTTCAATAGCTTCTGGAGAAGCTTTAACCCCCAATCTAGACTTTCTAATATTTTCCCTATGCTCTTCTGTGAATGGTTTCTTTTTCTTACCCTTCTTAGATAAGCTCATATTTATTCTAGCTTCAGGTGATGCTTTCTTTCCTAATTTAGCTAGTGACATTTTTTTTCTACTTTCTTCACTATATTTTCTTCCAGTATTATCTAAACCTCTAGTGCAAACATTATACCCAAGTGGAACCAAACAATTATATTTTATTATTAATTGTTCTTCTAAGTCATGTAAAAATGTTTTATTGACATCTGGTAGGTAGTATATTTCTACGTGGAAATTATTAATACCATGTTTTTTAAAAGCTTTTGAAATAACTTGGTGTTTATGGGATCGGTGTTCACTTATTCGTTTATGGATATTCATCGTTTCCCCAATATAATACTTCCCATTCACCTCATTGCGAATGATATACACCCCCGGTTTGTTCTCAAATTTATCAGTTAGTCTCATTCAATTTATCCTCTAGTATTCTTTTGATATATTCGGTCATAGTCAGACCAGATTTCTTAGCAATTTTACGAATTTGTTCCTTCATCTCGGAAGTCACATACAGTTCTATTTTTTTCTTTATTGTTTCCATACTATATTACTTAGTAAATTTTAATGATTTTTCCATGATTTTTTCATAAAAAAGTTGAGAGAAGGTTATTATATTAAGTATTATCAGACCGTGTAAAAAATGAACGATTACAATTACTTCTTTGAAAATTCCCAACTCCTCAACATGTTCGTTGCAGCGTTTGACGATGCATTCGTATATCGTTATGATGCTCGCACCCGTGTAGCAAAGGAGAAGATTGAGGTTCGATACGTCAATGGACCGAAACACCGTGTTCTCCTCGATCTGAGCGATAGAGCCAAGACACTCACCCTACCCGTGGTGACGATTGAGCAAACCTCATTGGCGCGTGATCCGTCCCGTATCCATAATAAAGGCCAATTTATTTACAGAAAACAGTTGGATTCCACGAATCGGATGGCTAAAATTCCCCAACCAATTCCCGTAAATCTTACTCTGGATGTGAACATCATCTGCTATTTCAAGGAGGATTTGGATCAGATCATTCAGAATTTCGTGGTGAATTGCAATCCATATATCATGGTTTCTTGGAAAATTCCTGAAAAATTCAACATGCCGTTCATTGATGAGATTCGTTCGGAAATTCAGTGGTCGGGAGATATTTCCTATGAAAATCCCAAGGACTTGTCTCCCGATGTGAAATGGAGAATTTCTGCTTCCACTTCTTTCACGGTCAAGGGATGGTTGTTCAAGGATTACAATCAGACCCAAGCACCAATCTATGTAATCAATGCTGACTTTCATGCGCTTCCGTTTAGCAGCCGCTTCTGTGATTACAATCTCTTTGATGCGATCAGTGCTGAAGGAGTGGTGACGGATAGCGTATCAATCAGTGCATATCCAGAATTCACCAATTATTTCATCAACGGTATTCACCAAGGGGATTCTCTGGTTGTCACGGAATTGAATGACAGGAACTTCCAATTCTATGGTAAGCGATTTGGATATAATAACACTTGGTATCTATCAGGTGCTTATAATATTCCCGAATTGGTATATACGGAGATTGACACTGCCAAGTTCCCCACCATTTCCGCATACCAGTTACCAGAGAATGTGATTACCACAGTGAATGATAATATTGTCACGGTGTCGCTAAGTTCCAATTATTTTAGTAATTTGTCAGGAAATATGGTTTTTGTGACAGCTAATGATGCGGGATGGGTTGCATCCTATTAAAAAAAACAATTCAACTAAATAATATCATGACTACGAAAGATCAATTTGCAATTTCAAATCTTATAACAGAGATGTATTCAGAACAATCAGGTATTGTTAAATTGGAGCAAGATGAATTTGGAAATCTTTCGACCAGAACACCAGACGGTGAATTGGAAATGTTAATGGGATATTCTAGCGGTGGAGAACCAGTAACTTTCAAATTTCCAATGAGTGAGTATCAACAACAATATTTTTCCAATGCTTTGTATGATGCAATTGAGACTGGTATGTTACCATCGTCCACGACAGCAGTTCAATTACCAGATGGTTCCACTTTTGAAATACCTAAATAGATTTCATTGAATAATTGAAGATTCCGCTTAAATAATAAGTATGGCGGGTATCGGCAGTTCAACAACACCATCTTCAAACAAACAATACCAAGGAACGGATGGTAAAGGTTCCACATTTGATAGGAACATGCAATCCTATTTGAAGAATCGCGGGAATTTCATTGAGAAGACTCCTGACGAAGCGAAGAATACAAAATATAAATATTTCCAAAAGATTGGTTTACGCAGACCGGAAGCGATTGCTAGAAATTCCGTAGCTCTCAATAACGACTGGAACAACACTGCATTTTCCGCAATTTACCAAGACAAGTCCTTTACGGATTTGATGTATTCCCAAGCTTCGGAGGAAAAACCGGGGCGTTTGCGGGACTACCGCATGATTGCCGCTTACTCTGAAGTGGCGGATGCCATGGATGAGATTTGCGATGAGACGATCAATGTGGATGAGAACGGAGAGATTGTAACTCTAGAAATCCGTAATACTGATCTGGAATCGGAAAAGAAAGAGGAGATTGAGAAGGAATTCTCCCGTTTCGTTGCCATGATGGAACTGGAAGACAATGGTTGGAATTATTTCCGCCAATTTCTTATTGAAGGCGAACTGTTCTTTGAATTGATTCTAAAAGATGATTATATCAAACAAGGGGTAGTTGCCATCAAAAACCTCCCTGCTGAACAATTTGATCCTGTATATGACAACATTCAGACGATGTTGGTGAAAGCGTTCATTTACAAGAAGCCAATCTTCTCTTCGGTGGATAATAAAAAGGTAGAACGCTATGAATACATTCCCTTTGAACAAAACCAAGTCCTCTATGTGAACAGTGGGCAATATAATGAAACCAAGGATTTTATCATTCCTTTCATTGAGAATTGCCGTAGAGCTTACAGACAGCTTTCCATGATTGAGGATTCCGTGGTGATCCACAGAATGGTTCATGCGCCCCTCCGCTTCCTCTTCAACGTGGATGTGGGAAGATTGCCCGTCCCCGCAGCAGAAGCCTACCTACGCAAGCTACAGAGCCAATACTGGTCAACCAAGACGTTTGACATGGATCAGGGAGATATTGTCAAGAAATACGCACCTCAATCCACGCTTGATTCATTCTGGTTTGCCAAGAGACAAGGACAAGAGGCAACTACAGTTGAAACATTTGGGGGTCAAATGTCGGATGGTAATATGGAACCTCTTGATTGGTTCATCAAGAAATTATATCGTTCTCTCAAGACTCCAACTTCTCGTTTGAATAATGAAACGGGTTATAATGATGGAACGGAGATGCTTCGGGAAGAACTGAAGTTTGCCAAGATGATCATTCGTCAACAACAACGCTTTGCCCAAGGTATCAAGAGAGCGTTTATCACACACCTCAAGTTCAAGGACATGTTCGATGATTGGGATTTGTTCGATGACAATATCCGCGTGGAATTCAATGTTCCCACCAATTTCTATGATATGCGGGAGAGCCAGAAGCTCAATCTTAAGATTGAGACTTTCAATAACATTACGGGTAATGAAATGGTATCCACGATTTATGCCATGAAGAAATATCTGGATTGGAGAGATTCCGATATCCTTGCCAACCTACATTTCAAGAAGGTGGAAGCGGAACACATGTTTGAAATCGAACAAATAAAAACACTCGGACCCAACTACAAAGAGTTATTAGCTCAACAAGCTGGAGGCGAAGCTGGTGGTGATATGGGAGCCATGGGAGGATCAAGTGGAGGTGGTGGGATGCCTCCAGATTTTGGAGGCTCTGGCGCAGCTATAACTGATTCAGAAGCTCCAAATGTCGAAGCTCCACTCGATCAAGCAGAAACGCCGGAAGCTCCGTCCAATGAACCAGAGATGGGTGTCTAAATTTTAAATTAGCTCTCTTACTGTCGTTAAGAGACTCTGGTATTGTTTGGAGATTTCCATGGTGATGATAACCTCCTTTGGTTAGAGGTAAGATATGATCAACATTATATTTGATACCTAGACAATCTTCCAGCCTGATTCGCATATCAACATATGTTTTTTCAATGTTTTGATCGTGATTAGGATGTGTTGCGTTCTTTTTTAACGCTCGTCTTTTACTATTTCTCAATAATACCTTATCCCAATTATTTTTATCCCAATTATTCTTTTTAATATTTAATTGTTCTTTATTATTTTTATAATATTCAGAAAATTTTTTGTTGTGGCAAGCTTCACAATAAGACGATCTATTTTTAAATTTTTTATGTAATATACAAAAGCTATCAATTGGGGAAATTTGATCGCATGAGTAACATTTTTTATTACCACTCATTTCTAATTTTACATTTTCTATTTGTAATGCCTTGTCCCATAAAAATTCTGGAGTGTCCCCCCAATATTTTAATATGGGATTATCGTGCTTAATTAATTTATTGGCTATTCCCTCGAATGATTTTGGTATAACTTGAATATTTTGGTGATGATGATAACCTCCTTTATTCATTGGGATTATTTTATGTAATATAAATTTAACACCTAAACATTTTTGCAATCTAATTTTCATTTCTATTAAAACAGCTTCTATCTTCGGATCATGTTGTTCGTGATAAGCATCGTTTTTAATTGCATTCGTCTTATAAGAACCCAATTGTCTAATCACCGGATTCTTCAATTTATAATTTTTAGAACGGAGTAATTCCTTTTCCAAATTCTTTTCTCTATATATTTTACCTCTCTCTATACAAAGCTCACGGTTTTCTTCTCTGTATTTTACCATATAAGCATCATGACGATCTTTATTTTTCAATCTCCATTCACGTTTTCGTTCTTTCCCACATTCAATACATTCATATTGCAAACCATCAGGACTTTTGGAAGATTTTGTAAATAAATTTAATGATAACTCACTTTTACATCTAGTGCATTCCTTCGTATTCATATTAATATTTAACTAAACGGATCAAACTGGAAAGAAAAAATTGTGATAAATCACCATCAAATTAAATATTATCATGACTTCCCACGACTTCAAAAATCTAGCACTATTATATGAAAGTATGGAAAACCATACCATGTCTCTGAACGATATTTATGGTGATATTGAATATGATGTTCCTGAAAACGAGGCACTTTATAGTGCTGTTGACCCCGAAATAGGGGATATCCAAATTCCGATCAAAACACTATCACCAGATCAATTGTTGAAATTGACGACATATAAAGATGATACCACGGTATTTCAAGCATATAAAGATTTTGCTGATAGGGATCAGAAGCAAATCGTAAATCATTACAAGAAAAATTTAAATGAATTACACGATAACCCAATCGTCATTAATAATAACACGGCTTTGGATGGGTATCATCGAATTATTGCAGCTATTTTGATGAAACAATCTTTGAAAGTATTGGATGTGTCGGATATACAGTAGTTTAATTTAAAGGAATGCCATAAGTCTTGGCATATTCTTTCGATTTCTGGTCAAAAGGATAAATTGTCCCATGCCACAGGAAATCGTTTCCCGAATCGATTGCCCCCAAAGGACGGACTTTCACAATCCACTCGCCCATATATTCGCCTTTGGAGTTTTTAAATTTTAATTTACCAGAAAACTGTGAAAATACATCGGTTGAATCCTCCCATCTACGCATGTAATCATCAAGTTGATGTTCGTCTTCCACGAAATTTTTCCAATTTAATCTAAGCAATTCTTCTGATGATGTTGCACACAGATTACAATATGCTTCATTCACCATAATATTAAGACCTTTGGAGGTAACTCTAAACGATGGTTTGGGATTGAGCCAAAACATAGCCTCTATTTCAGCTTTGATTATTTTCACAGAATCCCGCATGGAACCCCCACCATTCGGGGATATTTCATATTCAACATTTTTTAAACGATCATCAATATTTGACACAGTTCCTTGAATATTTTTTAAAGATTCTGGTATGGAATTCCGAGATTTAATATATTCCTGACGTTCCTTATATTTTTCGACAATAAAAGTCCTGAGTTGTTTCCAAGTCAATATAATGGCACCAATCGCCCCTAGAATAATTTTTATAAAATTGGCGTGTTGTTGAACAAAATCGTAAAAATCCATAATATTATTTATGAAAGTTAATCACAAAAGCTCACACAGTTGAACGCGGAATTATAATAATATTTTGTTCCATTGTTTTCTTCAGCATTCCAACCCGAATCAGTGGGTCTATCACAGTCATAGAAGTAGAATTGACTCCCATTATTGGACGATGGGTGGATGTAAGTGGTGTCCTGCCCCCAGAGGATGAAATCGTTGGCAGATAGGTAATAATACGCGGAACCGTTGTTGGTATTAGCATTCCAACCTGAAACGGTGGGGATGCCGCAGGATAATTCGTAATAAATGGAACCGTTGTTTGATTCAAAGGACATAATAATACTTAACAGATTAAATAAGATTATGAGCTTATGCCAAGTTGAACCAATTTCCGCTTTCATGTCCACCAATCTCAATTCCAAGATTGAGTGTTACCAGCGTTTGGGAGAGAGGATTCTGAGAACCTTGGGACATCCCATGATTAATGTGGAGTTACATTACGATCAGTTACACGAAGCCATATCAATGGCGGTTGACTTCTATACAGTATATAGTGGTTACACTAAAGAATATCTTATTTTTGACAGCCGATTGTATGAGGGTAACAAAGGCTTACGATTGGATCATCTTTTCACAGTTGCCAATTCGGGATACACACCATCGGAAAAGCTCAATGATAAGAGAACCGGACCACAACCGGATTATGAAGTGACTCTCCCAACTCCTTTATATGTTTCCCTTTCCACAATTCCCAGCGCATATTTCACAGCTTCTTCAGCATTAAGCGGAGTGGTTCCTTCCGATGGCATTACTTCCATGCAAATTATTGACCAAACTACTTACGATCTTCTAGTGGGATTCAATGCTGGTTTGAGTGTGCTGTTCCAACAATCCTATCAAAAACCGTTCACGATACAGTGTGAACAACAGGATGATGTGAACACATTCAATAATATGTTTGATTATGATGTCATGGATTACCGCAAAGTAGTTGATGTTATTTCTTTTGAGGAAGGTTCTTCCACAGGTGTAAACACATTGTTTTCCGTGGAACAAACCATGGCTCAACAAAGTTATCACGCTTATTCGCTGGGTAACTATGGATTTGATATTCTATCTTGGCACACCGTCAAGGATTGGATTGATACCCGCGAAAAAATGTTTGCTACTCGTCGGGACATCTATTTTGATGCAAGAACACAATATCTCCGTTTAATACCTCAACCGAAAAACACTCAATTTTTTGGCTTGCTCACTTGCTACGTGGAAAAACCTTTAAGAGATTTGATCAAGGAGAAGTGGATTTTGGAATACGCCACCGCCATGTCTAAGATCATGTGGGGACGGATACTCACTAAGATATCCGGTGTTACTTTACCCGGAGGTGGTTCCATTGATGGTTCCAGCATTCTTTCGGAAGGATTGGAAGCGAAAAAAGAATTGGAACAATTCTTAATTGAAGGTGGATTCTCAACGGACCCTCCCTTGATGCTCGTGATGTGAGATACCTTATTAAGTATTGTTGTGTTTATTCGTGGATCAGGGGCGGGCAATGAGGCGAAAAGGAACGACGAATCGTTCTACCGTGGAATTGTGGTCAAGAACAACGATCCCCTGAAAATGAATCGGGTTAAGATATTCATTCCCGAATTATCCAACCAACCTTTTGAGGAATGGTTTGAGAAATATGAGGAAATGAATATTCAAAGACCCGGACTCAACAACCCCGAAGACACTTGGGTTGATATCAAGATTTACGAAGAGATTTCCAAACACATTCCATGGGCGGAACCGTGTTATCCTCTGATGGGAGAATCCGGTAATGGACGATACTTCAAACAGGATGGGGATGGTTTGGCTGTTATAACGGACAGTAACTATTCGGAGACTTACGAAAATAATAATACTGAAGTCCCAACTTTAAGCGGGGGATCGTTCTCCCCTTCATTTTTATATGAAAACATGGATACCATGGTATCCGATGCGTTTGCCAATCCTCTTGATGTTTTCGCTGTCAAATGCAATCCCTATGCTTTTGGATATAAATCGAATAATTTCACAAACAAATCCAAGGGAATGTTCGGTATTCCCGAAGTGGGTTCCAAGGTTTGGGTGTTCCATTATCTGGGAGATTTAAACTTTCCCATTTACTTTGGAGTGTCGCAGGATTTCCGTGGACTGACACTGATAAATAGAACCGACAATGATAATAAAATTTCCCCTTATTATCCAAACGATTTTGAGAATTGATTATGGCCGATAAAATTTACAGAAATAGGACGATACTAAACCAAAGGGGTGGCTCTTTGGTGATTACAAACACAACCGATCAGGAGAGCATTCAGCTTTCCCAAAGATCGGGAAGCAATGTTCTGATGAACAATCTGGTCAATTCAGAACTTGCCACTAACAACAAGCAAACCCATGTCATCAATGATAATTTTGAGACTGTTCTGAATGATGATAATAAATTCGTAAAAGGCGTTCAGACCAATCGTGTGGGAAATACCAGATATGATTTCAAGGGGTTCCTGAAAGACGAGGAATTTGATGCTTACCAGCAATGGAAAGACACTTTTAATTCGGTGGCATTGGTAAATTCCAAATTCAAAATCAAACGGGGAGGAGTATCCGGCCCGAATGGTGTGGATACTGATTTGGAAGGAGAACGTGCGGACAATCCGGTGATCGGTTCCAAGGTCTATGTTGTCGAGAATAAGTTCGGGGGGTATATAAAATTACCCCGAAGATTATCATCTACAGATGAAGTTACTGATTATTCCCCCGTTCCTGACCGTGGCAAGACCAAACCAGCGGAAGAAAAAGATATAAAAGAGGAGGATATTTCCAAGAGTGCGGGAGAGCAAGGATCGAAAGCTCCCGGTGTTTTGGAATTTGGAGCAAATAAATCAGCAGCTACGGAGAACGGGGAATGGGAGCCGGAAGAGGATGCCCAAAACATTGCTGATGCTGTATTGGCAATTCAGGAAGAACTCACTCCCATTGAAGAGAAGATGGGTGATGGGGGGGATGAACATATCATCGTCAAGAGAAACAAAATTGAAACGGTGGGAGCGATTTTCAATGATTACCCATCGGTTCGCATTGATGAAAAAGGGAGAAGTCAACCATTTGAAATGTTGGTTGGTGATACGGGTGTATATAAAAACCATGATTACATTCCCCATGTGGAAGAAATAGATAATTCTTCCAATTTCCCTTGTGGACAGGACACTAAGATTGTGGGCAATTCCTACAACCGTATCGTCGGTTCCGGTGGCATTTCCCTGAAGACCACGGGAGCCACCGAATTGGGGGGAGCCACTTTAAAAGCCGGATTCAAAAAAATAAATATTAATGCTTCCCATGGTGTCCACATTGGATCGGAGAACGCAATTGAATTGCAATCCATGAAAACCATCGTTCTCCGCACGAACAGGCAGGTTTATATCGAATCATCCCTTGGAGTTAAAAATAACTTAATTGTGGGGGGTGGTCTTGCCGTGGAGGGTCAGACATACCTCCAAGGCGTTACTGCCCCGCTGGAGGTGCAGCAGACGGAAAATACGCTGGTTTCCGGCAGGTTCGCCACAACCACTGATCGCAGCTTGTATATTGGGGACTGCGAAATTGCAGGAGAGTATTATCCCGTGTATGCCAGAGCCGCCGATGACCTGATTGTGACGTATCCCCATAGCCACCACTTCAACAACCTACCGTTGAAACTTATGGAAGCCAATGAGGACGTTCGGAAGGATGCCCACAAGAACGGTATCAATGTCCACAATTCGATTGCCCAAGCGTATCCTCAGATGCATGAGAAGAAGAAACCGCAAAAGGGCTAACCTTCACAGGACTTACAATTCATGATCGATCTCGCCAAATCTTGGGAAGGATTTGAACTGCGACTGTAATATAAAGATTTAATCCCCTGTTCCCAAGCGAAGATCATAAGCTGATTAATTTCCTTTGGTTTGGTTCCCGCTGGAATCATTAGGTTTAGCGATTGTCCTTGATCTAGATATTGACCCCGTTGAGCAGCATGAACAACGATTTCTCGTTGGGAAATTTCTGCAAACGTCTTAAACACATCTTTCTCTTCTTGGGTTAAGAAATCTAGATGTTGAACACTCCCCCCATGCGCCAAAATATCTTTCCAAACATCCTTGGTATTTTTATCTTTAGATTTCAATAATTCAATGAGATGTGGATTTTTATATGTGAATTTACCTTTTGCCAAATTCTTTACAAAGTAGTTGGAATTGAGAGGTTCGATGGATGGAGAGACTTGCCCCAAAATAAAACTGCTTGAAGTTGTTGGAGCCACAGCCAACGTTGTAGTATTCCGTCTTCCATATCCTTTTAGGACTTCCGGTTCCCCGAACATTTGAGCCAATTCTTCCGTTGCCTTATCAGCACGTTCACGAATCTTGGAAAAGATTTCAATATTCTCGAAATGTGCATCCATACTTTCCCAAGCGATCATCTTGGATTGGAGGTAATTGTGATAACCCAGAACTCCCATACCTAATGCCCGATGATTCTTGGCAAATCTATGAGCAGCTTCCATCAATCTAATATCTGCGGTTTTTTCGATGAATTCGCTCATCACAGCGTCAAGGAACATAATCAGCGTTTCGACAGCATCAGTATCTTTGATTTCATCCCACCAAAGCAGGTTCAACGACGATAAACAGCACACGAACGATTCTTCTCTGGTTGAAGGGAGAAAAATTTCAGTACACATGTTGGAACTATTGATTTTATAATCTTTATCTTTATAAACTTGTGGTTTCTGATTGTTTGCATTATCAGTGAAAAATACATACGGATAACCAGTTTCAGAACGTTTTTTGATAACAGCAGACCATCTACGTCTTTTTTCCTTATCACCTTCAACCATTGATTGCATCCATTCATCAGAAACACATACACCAATTGACATTTCTTGGATGGTATTACCTTCCGATCTAATTTTGATAAATTCATCAAAGTCATCATGATCAATTGGTAAATATGCAGCAAAGTGTCCTCTACGTGCGCTTCCTTGACTAACGATACTTGTTACAGTATCAAATAATTCCATACAACGCGCTGCACCTTCAGCAATTCCACCACCAGTGATTTTAGAACCGCGAGGACGAATATCCCCAAAATAACCAGAACATCCCCCACCAACTTTCGTCATCATCCCCACTTCTGCTTGTTTGAAGAGGAAATCTTCAATACTATCAGAAACGTGTGAATTGAAACATGAAATACCCAATCCACGTTTATTCCCAAAATTCATCCAAACGGGAGTTGCCAAACTATAATAACCCTTGGACATATAATCCTCGAATTTATCGGAAAATCCATCAACACCCAAGATTTTTTCGGCGGCATCAGCAATCTCTTTAATTCTCTCCAAAGGAGTCTGCCCCTCTTTCAAATATCCCTTCTCCAAAAATTTAACGGAGTCTTCGTTCAACCAATAGTATTTTTCTCTTGTCATATATTAAAATAGTTCATCTTCCTCATAACACTGCCCCTTTTTAGAATATTCCACACTTTTTGAATGGAAAAAATCTGTCATATTGGAACCCATCAATTCTTCTTCAAACCATGATGTTTCATCCAATAATACTTCATCAATATCAAAAACTTTTTTAAATCCAATCTGAACCAGAGATTCGTTGATCCTGTTTTTGATGAATTCCTTGAGAATTGGAGCAGTCAGTCCCTTTTCATCAATACCATTCACCATCCAGTCGATGATCTTCGATTCCGATATGAAAGCTTGTTCTGCTTCCTGTAAAATCTTGGTTTCCAATTCCTCATCAAAAAGCTCCGGTAGTTCCTCCCTAATGGTATTGATAATCTTAACACCTACCAACGCATGAATCATTTCTTCATTGCGGGTGTATCGAACCTGTTGATCAGTGTCTTTCAGGACACTCTTGTTCCGTCCGAACCAATTGATCACATAGAATTGAGAAAACAAGGATACGTTTTCCACAAACAATGTGAAAAGAATCAGGGCATAAAGATATTGTTTCTTGGAATCCTTATAGAAACGATGGGTATATTTTTTGAGATATTTCACTCTTCCCTGAATCCATTCCAATTTAAGGTTCTCTTCAAAAACATCCTCCATATCCAATACGGACAGGAGACGTTCGTATGCATTATTGTGGATCACCTCAACATTTGCCATCACAAATCCTAGATCAGACAAGGATGGGTGGGGGAGGTTGTCCCCAAGCTTTGCCCAAAATGTCTTTACCGCAACCTCAATCTGTCCAATGGCAGACAAGGTTCTCACAATGATTTCCCGTTCCTGATCCGTGAGTTGTGTCTTGAATTGATGAAGATCGCTTTTGAAAGAGAATTCCTTGTCAGTCCAAAAACCATTGTGCATTGCTTCAATGAATTTTTCTGTCCACGGGTATTTGTTTGGTTTCCTGCTTATCTGTTCGTCAAAAATGCTCATATCGCCTGATTATTTATTCCCCACTTTCGTTGTTTCTCTTTCTTGATTTTGGTTGTTCGCCACGCTAAATACTGGCATAGCTTTTCCAAAAATCAAGCCTTAAACGATCTCATCAACGATTCCGTATTGGAGGCATTCCTCTGCATTGAGCCAGATGTCCCGCTTCAAAAGTTCATCCAATTTCTTCATGGGAAGCTTGGTATTCTTTTTATAGAAATCTTTCAAAAGTTTCATCAGATTGGTGCAATTGAAAATCTCATCCTCCATCTCTGAGAACTTACCATACACACCGGAACTCAATTGGTGGATCAAAAGATGAGCATGTTGTCCCATGTATCTCTTGCTACCAATGGCGGAAACCAAGGTTCCTGCACTTGCCACACTACCATCAATGTGGGTATGGACTTTGGATTTCAGTCTGCGGATGGTATCCACGGTGGAGAATGCTGCAAAGATACTACCACCAAAGGTATTCAGGTGAAGATGGATGGTGGATTCATACGCACCGTCTAAAGCAAGTTCCATGCTTTGAAGCTTCAAATCTGTTTCTAAAAGAACCCTATTCAATTCTAACATCGCCCCCTCATTAACATCAGCATAAAATAAAATTTTATTATTGATGACTCTAATACCTTGAGGATATTGAGTTTCTTCATTATCAGAAGAATTTATGATAATCTGGGGCATTTGGAATGCATTCATGTTCTCCTTCTCCTCTTCGTTTCGGTAACGCCACTTCATGTATAATACTTAACACAGAAATCGGGGTTCGCAATCTAAATACTAATGTGGATCAAGAATTAAAAAACATCTATTCCGATATTATTTTGGAATACCAATCGGGTTTCAATCCTCCCCAAAGGGTTCCCAAGCAAGCGGTTCCCGATGAAGCTGGGGGTAAATTATCATATGGTAAGATTAAAATGGGAATGGTCAACACTCCAGTAACTACCAATGTCTATGGGGAACAGGAGGAGGAAGCTGAAGGTATTTTAAAAATTATTCAGGATGTGGAATCGGAATATCGGGGGGATTCTCCCATAAATAATGCCGTGAGATTGGCATTCGGCAAATTAAAGGAAAAATTGGCATGAACAAGGATCAGGAAATATTGGAAGAGATGGTGAGGGAAATTATCGAGGAAATTGCCAAACATGGTAAGACCCGCAAGTTATATGAGCTTTTGGATGATGCCGTGAAAAAAGGATTTGTGAAATACGTCGAGAAAAATGGGAAGATTATGGTGAAGTCCCTGAAAGATGATCGCCAATATCTAGCTCATCTTGGGGAAGTTGCAGTTGATCCCGTTTTTCGTTTTCTGAAAAAGCTTGGATATAATTGATTTATTGAAGATTTTTATTGTTTATGGAGATTTTTTTATCTTCTTTAGATTTTAGAAGATTTTCTATACCCCATAACGGGCGAAGATTTACATAATTAAAACATTTGAATTGTTCTTCAGGGATGGATAAATCAAAAGAACAACAAGGAATAATGTGATCAATATGCCACTCACCATAATTATCCCATGACATATTTTCTTGAAATTGATTTTGAAGATGCAGCTTAAAAAAATCTACATCACAACCAAGTAATTCTATTGTCGATTTCGACTTACATTTCCCATGTAAAGCTCTTCTAATTCTTATTCTTAAACGTTCAGATAAAACATGGTTTATATTATGTTTTCCTCTGCTGTGATACCATTTATTGATATTTCTCCTCTGAGAACCAGATTCTTTTCGCTGTTTATATACAGCATCCCAATTATTTTTCCGCCACTCTTGATTTCTTTCATATACCTTTTTTCTATTTTTTTCAGTATATCTTCTTTGGCTTTCTAAGTCTTTTTGTTTATATTCTGGATTGTTTCGATAAAAGGTTTTCGATTCCTTATCATATTTTCTTTTAATTTCCAATTGTTCGGGAGTCATGTCTTTTCGTGGTAGATTCCACCATAATGATACTCCTTCTGGGAATTTTGGTCGTTGTATTTCGATATCATCTTGCATAATCATATTTAACATGATTATGACAATATGCAACAACTACCGATTCACTGCTTCGTGGTGCATTGCATCGTATCCCCAAAAAGCACCAGCGGCAATCCACCCCTCACGGGCAAAGCATTCCATAATCTCCAATGGCATATCTGATTTCATTGGCCAGCTATCGCGGAAAGTATTATCATCGGCATCCAAATCAATGGCAGCACCATAGGCATGTAGAGAATAAGAAGAACCTCCACGCTTCAAGCGGAAATTGAAAACGCCCCCATAATCTTCAGCTTCATCTTTAATATCTGGATATTTTGGAATTATATCCTTAATGTTGTTCAATACCCTCAAAAGAGAATCCACACATTTCTTATTAACACGGGTTTTAGTAACCAATTTACCACCATAATACATTGGGTATGGAAAGTTGATCATTACGAGATTTGATTCGTCTCCGGGTTTTCCGTAAAATTTAGTTAAGGATGCTTGATCACTTTTTGGCCATGGGTTGTTCTTAGGCATCAGAGAGCGTAGATATGTTTTACATGCGGCTTGTGATTTCGGACCCCAAAATCCATCAACAGTTGTTCCGATTTTTTTCTGCATTTTTTTAATTTCATCGCTATTCATAAAAATACTTAGTCCAATCCATATTTTTCAAATCTCTTTTTCCAGATAAAATAAGAACCCGCAACAACAGCAGAATAAATCGTCCATCTCATGGGAAGAGATACCCCAGCCTCTTTCATCAATTCTAAAAACATCCAGTTGGATTCCTTCCAAGTGAATTTGTCGTTGAATGGAGAGAAGCACCAATCATGAATCAGAGCCGCTGGAAAAGCTCCTCCAAATGGCCCGACAATTGGCCAAGCGAATTTCGGGGAACTGATCCCATCAGTGATGAATCCTTTCTTTACGGTGATGAGATGATTCTTATAAAAACAGCGAAAATTCTCCCCCAACTCAAATTTTCGGGTTCCTTTATGGATACCCAAATCTTTCAGATATATCGTATCAGGAAAGGTGTTTTTATTAACGGTGGTCATAATAATATTTAGCTTGACATTGGGAAATATTTTATTATAGTGATGGAAATGAAAGCAGAACTAATGAATTATTTTGGAGACGATTTAATGATCGTCAATGCGGCTAGAGTTTCTTTTGGGAAAAATAAAAATATTTTGGATGAGAAAGATGAAAAGCTGATCAAGTATTTAGTGGAGCATAAACACACAGCACCTTTTCGACATCCCCAATTACAATTCAGAATTGAATGTCCTATCTTTGTGGAACGACAGCTTTTCAAACATCAGGTAGGATTATCAGCCAACAGTATTAGTGGTAGATATGTGGATTTCTCCGATAATTATTATCATGTTGAGGAGCTTAGACAACAATCGTCTTCGTCCAAACAAGGGAGTGATGGGTTGTTGAATAGACCGGATTTGATTAGCCAAATGGATCATCATATTACATTGGGTAAGAAATTGTATAAGGAATTGTGTGATGCTGGTGTTGCCAAAGAACAAGCTAGAGTTATCCTGCCGCTTTGTTTGGAGACGCAATTTATCTGGACTGGATCGTTGTTGGCATTCATTCATATGTGGAAATTGCGGTTGAAAAGTGACACCCAACAAGAAACAAGAGAAATTGCCCAACAGATGTTTGATCTTGTTAAAAACATCGAGGGGAACCCGTTTGAACACACTTTAAACGCTTGGGGATATTAATATGATTACAATATTAGCAGGATCAAGAGAGGGTGTCCATTACGATGATATCCTAAAAGCCATGGAAACCTGCCCATGGTCGCCCACAGAAGTCGTGTCAGGCAAAGCCCGTGGGGTTGATACTATGGGAGAACAGTGGGCAATGGAAAATAATATTCCAATTAAAGAATTTCCTGCCGATTGGAAAAATCTAGGGAGGTCTGCTGGATATCGTAGAAATGAACAAATGGGAGATTATGCCGATGCTCTCATAGCTGTGTGGGATGGCTCAAGTAGAGGAACTGCACACATGATCAAATATGCCAAAGAAAAAGGTTTGAAAGTGTTTGTCCATGATTTAAGTAAAATCAATGAATACAAATTTCAAGATTGGATATAAAGTTCAAGACCCGAAATGGGGGATGTGTGAGATTGGAAGTGAGGGTTCTATGATTGAAAGTGGGGAGATTGCTTATGTGGCAATTCCTCTTGAAGAAAGATATAAAGGTTGGGGTAAATTTTGTTTACTTGAAAAAGATTTGGAACTCATTAAATAATTTCGTTATGATTAAAATTCTAAAAAATAATAGTGTTCAATTGTGCTGCAAAGGAAAAAGTTGCCCTATCGTTACTGAACTTGCTGATGGAATGGTGGAGATTGTGGATGATAACGGCAATCGTATCGTAGTCCGCAAGGAAGAAGCCCTCTTGATTTCCGATGGGGTGAAAACGATTGATAGTCAGAAATTGATCCTTGGATGAGCCTTTGGTTTCAATCATTTGTTTTAATTGGCTGTTGTTTGATCCTGAAATACGGATCAATCCTTGAGCCTATTCGTGTCTTTCTCAGACAATGGGAATTCTTTGAAAAGCTTCTCAAGTGCTGTATGTGTATGGGCTTTTGGGTGGGAGTATTCTTTGGAATATTCTGGTC